ATCGTGATTTCAATATCATTATCGCCTTTTGGTTTAATAACAACAGGCATATTCAAATCAGTAGGTAAATCCTTCAATACGGCTTGCATATCTTCGATTGATTTAATTTTATTACCTTTGGCTTTATGTATCTTCTTGAAAAACCTCTGTAGTTCAGCAATCTTAATATCTGGGTTGTTTCTAGCATCATTCATTCTATCTGCAAAATGACGTGTAAATGCAACATCAATACCATACTTATTAAGAAGCTTATCAGCAAATCGTTCCAAACTAGTAATTTGTGATGGACTTACCTTCTCTTCAATATGTTCAACAGCATCAAGCCATTTACGAACATTCTTACCATTTTGTTGTTCAATAATAAGGTAGTTTGATGCACATTGTACTACTACGCCAATTTCATCATTTTCTTTAATAATGACTTGATCACCAATAGAATATAGTGATCCATCCACATATGCTTCACGCACATCAGATACTGGTTCTAACTGAATGTGTCTCTTAAACTCAGTCTGTTCTTTGAGACCCATACCTTTACGGACCATGTTAAAAATCTTTTTAGATTCTGCGTTGCTTACTGCCTTTGGAATACCTTGAGAAAATTTGGTAAAGTCATTGTCAGATGCAGCTGCACGCATTTTAGATGCAGACATTCCAGTAGCACCTTCTGCATCAGGGTCACGATCACCAGCTGATACAACTTTAATATCCATAAAGTTATAAAAGCCGTGTGCTCCTTTTTTACCGTTGTACTTATTTAATAAAATATCAAATTCACGAATACGATCGGATCCAACAACCATAATTACGTTGCGGTAACCTTCATTATATAAAGAAGTGGCAACCTGAAATACATTTTTTAATTTATCTGATTTAAGAATATTTCTGGCGTGTTTGGGAAACATCTTTCTTGCAATTTTTAATTTATCTTTGTATGCAAGAGGATTCTTTTTAGCATCTTGAGACTGAGACAAGTACATACGGTAAGGATTCCTACCAGCATTTTTTGCCATAGCGTCTAACAATTTCTCATGACCAATGGTAGGCGGATTCATACGCCCAAAAGAGAAAACAACAATCTTGTTTTCCTCAACCAAATATTGTTTAAATGACCCTATCATTTATTTACCCGCCACTTTAGAGGCCTTACGGTCCTTCTCTCGTTGCCTCACAACCTTGACTAATTTTTTAGCTGTTCGATTAATTTTAGATACCATAATAGGTTTTCTTAGTCTGGCTTCAATTTCAGATTTACGTCCAGGTGCCAGGTTAGTAGCACCCTTTGATAATTTCTTAAACATTGTTTTATATGCTTGCCGTTGAGCTCTTTTTTTAAGAGTTTTCATATCTGCAAATTTACGGGCAGCTCTATTTCTCCCGAGTTTTAATTTAGCTTTATTTCGCTTCATTACTCGAGATTTTCTTAATCTTGCTTGCATTGAAAGTTTTTCGTCAACAGCTTCTTCGCCGATGTGGTGGCGCCTGTGAGCACGATAATTAGTAAGTTCGTCTTCTCCTGGACGATACTCTACTACATACATATCTCTAAATCTTAACATTAGGTTTCCCCATTATCGGCCTTTATCCCAGCCCTTTAAAACATCCGGCGAAAAGTTGTTGTAAGAAAATTCCATTCGATCAACAATCTTTAACGCATCACCACCAATTTTATCAATTGCCACGTAACCTTCAGGTCCAGTGGTAACATAACCTTTATTTGTTTTTACAAAGGTTTTAATAGAAGATAATTTATTAAGTTTATTTATAAGGATTAGTTTTGCTAGGACCAATTCTTTTTGTAAATCAAACAACAATTTTAAACTATTTTTGTTTTGAGGTGTGAAAAAATCAAGAATTTCATCTAGCTTTGCCTGCTGAGTTCTCTTGCCTCTTTCAGTTTTTCTTGAATCAATTTCTTTTTGATACTTTTTTGAAATCCATTTAATAAGACTGGATACATGTCTTGTTGTATCTCCGATAACAGTTCCGGCTCTGACATATGTGTTGTTATGCGTTTCGATGTGCTGAGCAAGTGTGGGATTTGCTTCAATTTTTCGGAGAGTAGTTCCAGAAATTTTGTTGAATATTTTGCCAGCATTTGAAAGATGTGCATTTACAGCTCCAGTTTCTTTTTTCGTCATTGTATATTTTGAAAGATCTCTTAACATTGCGTCTTGTGACCAGACAGTTCTCGATTTAAACTTAGATGTATCTACTCCATAAGAAGCCCTCATTGTTTCGAATGTTTGTCCTTTATATGTAGTGTGCCAAACAATACCTAGTTTTGCTCTCTTAATATCATCTGCCATTGGTGTTCCATCAGGGATAGCATAAACAATAGTATTAGGATGAAACGTGACGTAGGATTCACCTTTAATCTTTTTGGTTTTAACATCACCAGGTCCGTACAAAAAGTCTCCTTGAATAACACCTTTGATACCTATTGAAGGTAATTCCTTAAGTGCAAGTTTTAATTTATTAGCAAGATCACCACTAGTGTCAGCATCAACATCAGCAGCAGTCTTATATACTTTAGGATTTTTATTGAAGATTCCTTTCTTCGCAACAAAGAATTTTCCGTCACTAGGGTCAGTACCAGCAAAAATAGCAGGAGCACCATCCCATTTAACAGAAATGTTTCCATCATGTTCCCCTTTTAGCATATCACGTACAGATCTTAAAGCTAGAATACTTTCTCTAGCACCATTCACACCGCCATATATGACAGCATCTTCAATGTGCGTCATATGGGTATTCTTTTGTTCAGTTATAAAATCTTTAAAGTTCATCTGTTTCTTACCAATGTTATGTCAAACGATGATGAAATAATGCTACCAGTCGAAGCGATTGCTCTTATTTCAATATCTGTTTTTGCCGGAAGCTTAATTGGAATTTGATAATCGCGAGTATGAAACCCACCAGGAACATCCATAATATCTCTAGTTCTAAATGCTCCATTATTAGGATCATAAAGTCTCGTATATAATGATGCAGTTATTGAAGAGTTATAAGCGCCAACTCCAACATTCCATTTAGTTAAATATCCAGTGCAGTGAAGGGGAATAGTATAAAGCGCAAGTTGCGTTTGTCCTAGACCGTAAGTTGTACCGACTCCAATTGTGCCGATATCAGCTAAGACTGTGCCACCGCCGCCGGCTGCTGTTGATATTATTACATTACCTTCATTTGTTCCAGTTGAACCTGCAGATGCAACAAACGCACGATAGACTCTCAAAAATTCAGTAGTACCTACAAGATTGTTAACTGGCTGAGTTGCTTCAATCTCATTGTAATTTGCATCTAATCCTAGGATTGTTACTGTTTGCGCTCCGTTTCCAGTTGGGTTATCATCTGCATCATTACTTGAAACAAAAACAGTTGATGCCGAAGAAAGGTAGTTATAAATACCACCATGTTGCCATATGGTTTCAGGAGCACCACCTACACTTGGATTACGCCCAAACTTGTGAATGAAATCAGTTTTAAGTACCCTTCCAGCAGATATATCAACCGATTCGGCTAGATGTGTATTTGCAAAATGTCTACTACTAATAGCCATTATTTTTTATACCACTCTATATCTAGGTCTAAAATTTTAACAGATCCTTTTTTAATTGGCGCAATATTGTATTTTGATTTCTTACCAGCTGGAATACTGAAAGACATCTCAAATGTAAACTGATATGCACCGCCACCTTTTGCTTGAACTCTTGCTCTATATACTGCTTCAGCAGACTGTCCAAATGTAGGTATGTCTTTAAGTCTAAGAGGGTTCTTTTTTCCTAACAAATAGAAACCATGAGTTCCAACATTTACATAATATGTTTTCTTTTTATTATAATATTCTTCAATTTTTGTAGCAGGAATTTTACCTTTGATTTCTTTAAATCTTGCTAATTCTTTTGAGTAAATTTCTCGTTTACCAAGACCTGCAATCTCAGATTTAAGACCATCATCTTTAGTAAATTTATAAGGTTCATTTTTCCACTGCTTTGCAATAAGATCTAGTACACCAACTTCTTTTGCAAGTTCTATAACAAAAATCTTTTCATCATTTTTTTCATTAGGGTTACCAATGGACCATTTACCATTTGCATATTTCATAACTAATGAACCAGCCGAGGCTGCAGTGATTTTTAATTCACAACCAGATTTAATCCCATTTTTCTGCAACATAATATCTGGAATATCTGAACCAGCGCCAGCTGGCGTAAAATCTTTTGGTACAATTCCTAAAGGTTTAAGTGCATTAACAGCATTTACCTCATATTGGAAACCTTGTTGAGCTGTCACAGACATCTCTGAAATGTACCTTTTAAACCTCTCCATTGACACTTCCTTTATTTAAGGTTATTAGATATTACTTCTATTTATATAAAATAAAAAAAGAGGCTTAACGCCCCTTTCGTTGTTCTATGTAAAGTTTTTTACCTCTTTTGATAACATCATACTGGTAATTTTCAAAACCAGAATCAATTAAATCCCTATTTAGACTACTGACCCAATTTGTAATATCAGGAACTTCTTGGTCCGAGTCAAGTATACCTACTAGGTAAGGATCTTTGCTGTCGTTCACTAGCTTCATTATTTCTTTCCTCTTTCACTCTCTCAGTATGTATTCATGGTATAATTCACGGACCGAGTTCTTGTGAAAGAACTCGATCCAATCTTCATGGATATCATGCCGCAAGAGCATATTCCACAGCTTTTTCAGCCGCTTTCACTTTACGCAACTGATTGGAGCCAAACCACTGATTAAACAGACGAGAGTCAGCGGACCGACCCTGCACGTGATCCGTCATATATGTGACAGAGTTAAATGCCTGCCACCAGGATCCTTCACCGTATTCTGCACCAGGCTGTGTTTCCAGAACATCGTATGCCTGCTTGGCTGGCCGAGAAAGATTTTCTGCCGTAACAACTTCCTGTTTCTCACCAGTAGACAGTGGGAATACATCGTTGTAGTAGTTCAACAATGACTCAACAGTGAAACGCTTGGAACCAAGAAACTCTGCCATTTCCTTGTACTTGCTAAACTTTTCGTGGGCAAGACCAAGTGTTTCTTTCACAGAGTCTGGGTTAAATTCAGTCCGGTGACCAACTTTGACTGCACGCTGAGCCTCACGGTCAATCGCAAAGGTAAGAGTATTGTTACAAACAACGCGGATAGGAGTGAACCGAACATCGATAGCCTTTCCATACTGATGCGGGTTCGAGAACAGCATGTAAGAGTCTACACGATCCTCACCAAAGATGTCAAAGGACTCTTTGATTTTTGCAAGAGCCCAAACATACGTGCCACCTTTCAGTGAACCAGCTGTATGCATCTCCATATCACCAGCAAGAACAAACTCATTGAAAAACTCAAAAGCGGTCTCATTTTGGCAAGGATGCCAACCTTTACCTACGTTGGTAAGAATTTTACCGTCAGTAGAACGGACAAGAGATTTTTGACCAGTAGGAATTTTCTCACCATCGTAATCAATGTAAGATTCAACCTCTTCAACGGACCAATCAACTCCGGCTTTTTCCATCATCTGTTGTGGAGTAAGATCGTTGGATACCTTTGTACCCAGACCGTGCCAAGGAAGGTCGCCGGCATATGCCATCTGGGCTTCGCCGTTCACAATTTCAAGTTCGTGTGCCATGTTATATTTCCTCTTTTTTGTTCTGATGTGTTAATTATAACACATTTTAAAAGTCCTGT